AGATCGATTGGCTCCTTAGCCCCCTGAGCGTGGGCAAGTAGTCGCCGGTAGCCCGTAAATCGATTCTAGGCCATGTTTTGCCACGCTCAGGCCCGGTTTTATGCTCGCCTACAGGGCGCAAGGAACGCGCTCACGCTACTTACCAAAAGCCTTGCTACACGCTACGCAAAAATTGCCGGCAAATTTTTCCTTTCCTTGACTTAGCTCTCTAGCTATGCTTGCCGTATTGACTCTCATTTTCCTAATTCAACCGGTTGAGGCTTTGGCCCCATGCGTTCACACGTCGCTGACTTAAAACCTAATCCCGACAATCCGCGTAAGATCACAAAATCCAAACTGCAGATGCTAAAGCGCTCGCTTGAGGAGTTTGGTGATTTAAGCGGCTTTGTCTTTAACCGCACGACAGGCCAACTTGTCGGCGGACACCAAAGAGCGCGCATTCTCGCTAAAGCCGACGTCATCATCGAAGTTGAATACGCTAAGCCCACTAAGAACGGCACGGTTGTCGACGGCTATGTCAGCATTAACGGTGAGCGCTTTGGTACTTACCGCGAGGTTGAGTGGGACGTCGAAAAGCAAAAAGCCGCGACGATCGCCGCAAACAAAGGTGCGGGTGAATGGGAACCGGTTGCTCTCAGTGAGTGGCTTAAAGACCTAGATAGTTTTGGATTCGATTTAGATTTGACGATGTTCGACGACGTTGAACGCTTAAAGATTCTCGCCGATGACGACGAAGAGGACGACGAACCAAAAGCGGCCCCTGAGCGCAAAGCGCCAAAGTTGCGCTGTCAAGTAGGCGACAAGTGGCAACTCGGTAGCCACGTACTTATTTGCGGCGAAGACGATACCCACTACTGCGACGTTATATTGACCCGCTGGGAAAACTTCACAGGCAAAAAAGCACAAAAACTTGTAACCAAAGTGAGACCTGCGAATGGCCAGACGCGGAAGACCGCCGGGCGCAAAAACGCGAAAGCGTAGCTACGTCGATAGCGCCGAAGGACTTGTCACCGATATCCGGCTACTCACTAAGGCTGAGGTTTCGCGCCTTGGTAATTTAGTGGTCAATGGCAACGTCCGCGCGTTGCAAAAGCTCGCTAAAGATCCCGAATCAACCGTGCTCATGGTGATGCTAGCTGGCGTGTGCGTCAAAATTATCGAGAAAGGCGACATGAGCGCGCTTAATGTGTTGCTTGATCGCCTAATCGGCAAAGTCAAAGAAGAGGGGCGCCCTTTTGGTGCCGATGCGCCGCCGCCCGCAACCGAAACGCGAATTGTCGTTACGATCCCGTCAAACGGCCGTGAAGTTCCCGACAGCGAGTTAATAAAAGAGGAGTCAGCGTAATGGGGCTGAATGAAGCGCAATCAAAGTTTGTAGACCGACTTGGTGTTTTGTGCGGCGATCCGACTTTAGGACCGGCAGAAATTTCGACTTTGGTGGCGGGATACGCTGCATCTTTATGCGTCGTGCATGCAAAGCACTCTTATAACAACGCCGTTAAACGCCTTGAGTTTATTGAAGCGGTTGTTGAGTGCTTTCTAACGACAATTGCCGAGCTTGCTGAAAAACATGGCATCACGGGTATTGAAGTCGGAGAGATTAAAGTTTCAGACGAAACGCCGTTCCCTCGCAAAGACGACGTTATCAACTAATGGGTGAGCCGGCGCGCCAGCTTAAAGAAGTGACGATCGGTCCACAGCCTGGGCCGCAAACGGCATTTCTTTCGACAACGGCCGACATTGCGATTTACGGCGGCGCCGCTGGCGGCGGAAAATCCTACGGCCTTTTGCTTGAACCACTTCGTCACTGGCAAAACCCACGTTTTGGTGGCGTAATCTTTCGCCGCACGTCGACACAGGTACGTAACGAGGGTGGTCTTTGGCATGAGTCGAGTCAGCTTTATTTTCCGCTTGGCGCTTATCCGCGCGAGTACGCGCTTGAATGGACGTTCCCCAAAGGCCAAAGACTTAAATTCGGTCACTTGGAGCTTGAACGCAGCGTCTATGATTGGCACGGAAGCCAAATACCCTTTATCGGCTTTGACGAACTGACGCATTTTAGCGAGCGGCAATTTTTCTACATGCTCTCTCGTAACCGGTCGACATCCGGTGTGCGCGGTTATATGCGCGCTACTTGTAACCCTGACGCCGATTCATGGGTGCGGTCTTTTATCGATTGGTGGATTGATCCGGAAGGGTATCCAATCCCTGAGCGTTCAGGTGTACTGCGCTATTTCGTCCGAATTGACGACACGCTTTACTGGGCGAGTAATCCCGAAGCGCTTAAGGCAGAGCTAGGCGAAGCGGCTGCACTGCCGAAGTCCTTTACGTTCATACCGTCCAAAATTTACGATAATAAAATCCTACTCGCAAAAGATCCGAGCTATCTCGCGAGCCTTAACGCTCTTCCGCGTGTAGAGCGCCTGCGCCTTTTAGGCGGCAACTGGAACGTGCGCCTTACGGCCGGCTCACTCTTTAGACGCGAGTGGTTTCCTCTTGTCGACGCCATTCCTAATGGCTGGACGCAGGCCGTGCGGTTTTGGGACCGTGCCGCGACAAAACCGAGCGAGGCTAACCGCGACCCTGATTGGACGCGCGGGCTTTTGCTCTATAAGTACCCGGACAACACTTTCTTGGTGGCCGATCTCAGGTCACTGCGCGATACGCCGGCAAAAGTCGAGACGCTTGTAAAAAGCTGCGCGGCGTTTGATACGCAGCGCGTAAAGATCGTCAGCCAACAGGATCCAGGTAGCGCCGGCGTCGCCGAAGCCCATAATTTCGTGCGTATGCTTACCGGCTACCAAGTCCACGTGCGCGTGATCTCAAAAGACAAAGTGACGCGTGCAAGGCCCGTCTCAGCACAGAGTGAAGTGGGTAATATCAGGGTCTTACGGGCACCGTGGAACGGCGAGTTCTTTAACGAGCTTGAAAATTTCCCCGAAGGGTCCCACGATGACATAGTCGACGTACTTTCAGGCGCATTTAACGAGCTGAGCGATAGCAGCTTGTCGATTCTTGACGTGCTTTAAAAAGGGAGCCGGGACGGATGAGTGCGACTATGAGTGTTCAGATTATCATATCACTGGCGATCGTACTTGTTGCGATTGTCGTCCCATACGAATTGCGTTTGCTTAAAAAGTGGGTGGAAGAGCAAATGTCTATCCGTTTACATTCGCTTGAATACTCAATACGGGATTTTGTTGTGGACGCGGTTCAAGAACAAGCGCGCGCAATCCGGCAGGACTGCCTGAAACTTTTAAATGACGGCTATGATCGATATCAGGCGACAAGTACAAAACTGCATGACGAGTATAAAGCGGCGGCGGAAGGATACGCCGAACGTGTTGAAGCGCATCACGAACGCTCGCGCAAAATGGGCGAAGAACACCATAAGATGTTGCTTGACGCCGTGAAGGGCTTTACGGACGTCGTGGCGCATCTTACGCGGCGTGATAGCTCGTCTGGCCAGAAATTAAAACCCGACGCCGTGCTTGCGGACTTAATCGATAGGTTCCTTAACTGGCCGCTTCCGGACAGCGTTTGTAGCGACACCTGCGCTAGTACTCCCGGATATCCGCACCGAACGGGAACTACTCTGCTTAGTGCCGTAGAGGCAGAGCAGATGTTGCGATACGTTCTAAACTATTACGGTTGAAACTATGATCACGGCCGTCGGGCTTGAATCGCTGCGTGAGCTTTTAATGTCAAGGCCAAACGATTTTGACTGTGTCACTAGAGAAACGCTTGAGAGCCTTTTGACACTTGGACGCGTCGAGCTTGTTGAGCCGCGTCATGACCTGGAAGAGCGCTTGCACTATTTGGAGAGCAAAACTAAATGAGCCGGAAGCGTCCAAAAACTGAAGCTGCAGCAAAAGTGCAAAATACAGATGAGCTAATTCAAAATGGACTTGCCGACTGCCTTACCCCGGGCCCAGGTATCGGCGGCGGGATCGTCCCTTACGGTTTTCCCGGCAATCAAGGGTCGCCCTACACGGAGCAGGTTGAAAGCACCAACACGCTTTATAAGAACCTGCGTTGGTATCTGGTGTCCAATGACCGCCAGCTTTTAAGTCAAGCGTATGTAGAAATCGGTCTCATTCAAACAATTGTCGACGTACCGGTTGATGACGCGCTGCGCGGCGGTATTACGCTCACTTCTAAACAGCTAGACGAATCGCAAATCAAAGAGCTTAAAGGCTCGCTCGACCGCGATAACGACATTGTCACAGTCGGCCAAGGCGCCAAGTGGAATAGAAACTTTGGTGGCGCCGGCATTTTAATTCTTACTGATCAAGATCCGGAAGAGCCGTTAGACCTTGCGAGCATAGGGCCCGATGAGCCACTTGAGTTTCGCGCCGTCGATATGTGGGAGCTTTTCTGGGATAAGCAAAATACCGAGGGCTACGATCCGGCAATTCAGCAAGAGGACTTCGACTACTATAACTACTACGGCGAGCAAGTCCATAAATCGCGCGTCATGCGCCTTGTTGGAATTACCGCACCGAGCTCTATTCGTTCGCGTCTACGCGGTTGGGGTTTCAGCGTGGTGGAAGCGTTGGTGCGCTCCATTAATCAGTACCTCAAAGGTACGTCGCTCGGTTTTGAGGTACTCGACGAATTCAAGCTTGACGTTTATAAGATCAAAAACCTCGTTAACACGCTGATGACGACCAATGGTGCCGAGACAGTAAGACAGCGCATCCAGCTCGCCAACTGGCAAAAGAACTATCAAAACGCGCTCGTTATGGACTCGGAAGACGAATGGGATCATAAGCAGCTTTCGTTTGCAGGTCTCGGCGAAGCGCTTCAGCAAATCAGGATGCAAGTAGCGGCGGACATGCGCATGCCGCTCACTAAGCTCTTTGGCATTTCGGCCGCTGGCTTTAATTCAGGTGAGGACGACATTGAGGTTTATAACTCAATGGTCGAACAAATCCGCGATAAGCTGAAATATTTGATTCTTCGTGTTTGCGAAATTAAGTGTCAAAAGCTTTTTGGCTTTGTTCCTGACGATTTAGAAATTGAATTCAAACCCTTGCGCGTTCTCTCTTCCGAGCAAGAAGAGACAGTTAAGACTCAAAAATTTAC